GCGACTGGAATGGTGCAAATGCACTTCCCAGATCATGACCCTAGATCGCCTTAAGGGTTTAGACACCCTATGGGCGAACTTCGACGCGTTTTCGGTGTACTATGGGCTTAATAACCCATTCAAAACCGTCTGGAACCTGACGAAAATGTCATGGCTCCTAGATTGGTTCGTCGACGTTTCGTCTTTCCTCGATAAGCTGGCAGGCGACCCGTTCCCTGAAGAGGGAACAATCGGGTCTGCCCCGCCACGGGGATTGACGGTCAAGGAGGCACACAGCGGCTACCAGGCTTTCTATACCTGGAAGGTCGAGGTGGTTTTGCAGTATGCCCCCGAGTATGTGCACAGCATTACAGAGCTGTGCAATGGCGTCGGCAAGCGGTTTGTCAGGGTAAACGGAATGCTACCGTTAGCCTCCAATCACAGGGTAGTGGTTCGACTCTGTCGACATCTCAGTGGGAGATCCTTGCTGCACTCATTGATCAGCGCGTTTCGGGACGTAAGGTCCTGTAGTGCCCTGACAATGTAGCAACCTAATCACGCAGACAGAGTTCTGCGAAAGGTGAAGAAAGTTGGCATTTGGCGACATCTCCCTATCAAACGGGACGAACACAAAGGTGTTCACGCTTACGACCTCCGACGCTACGTCGGCAAGGCGTATTCGCAACGACACTGACCTGCTCCAGCCCGAATTCCTCGACCTCAAGCATGCGGTTGAGGGTAAGGCTGGTAGCGTCGGTCACCGCGACCGGCATCTCATCTCCGTGCGTCGTGTTAAGAAAGACACGACGACCGGCGAGCTCCACGAGGCGGTCGTGAATATCACGATCGCCATGCCCCGCTCGGGCGTTATAACCCGAGCGGAGATGGACGAGATGACGAACGTCGCTCGCAACTTCATCGTCACGAACAACCTCACCCAGCTTTACCGCGGCGAGCTCTAAGCTCCCGCGGGCTGGTCGCCGCAGAAGGCTAGGACGTCGTTCAGCCGCCGAAGTGCGTTCTGCACGTCAGCGGGGGACGCGTCCTCAGCCTGAAGCAACGCCAGCAAATTGCTGGTGTGGGCAGTTCGGACAACATGGAGCTCGGGCCCGGTACACTCGCTGAGCTTCTTGCTCACAAAGGTGTACTCAGACTCGCGGAGTAGCACGTCACCGGAGGCGGCCATAAACAGGTTGCCTCCGGCTACTGCTACGTACTGTGTCGACATCGATGTGTTCCTTTTTTTAATTGATGTCACCGCGCCATACGCTTACACAGGAGCCATAAGTATGACCCCTGGGGAGAGGTGGGCGTCTGGGTTTATCCCAGAGTACTTCACCCAAATCTTCGATGATCTGCGCACGGCCTTCACCGGTGCTGCTGTTCGGAGAGCCTTCGCTCAAGACACGGAGCATTTAATGCGCCGTTTACGGAATGAAGGTGTTTCCGTGGCCACGAAGCTCTTACCCGCAATAGGTAAGGCTTACGATCGTGCCATGGATACAGGAGAATACGTTCCGCCTAGGAACGCGGGAGACCTCTTACGAGGAGTCCTCTCTCTATCCCTCAATGACAGTCGGTGGGGAACACCAGGAGCGTACGCAGTAATGTGTACGCGGCAAGTGCTCTATGCGTTTTACAAGCTCGAGCTCCCCTTCACAAACGAGCAAGAAGATGAGACGCTTTCTCGCTTCAAAGCTACAGAGGAAGAACTCTCGAGCGTGTCCCTATGGACAGGGGAATTGTCCCCTGCCGACTCCTTGGTTCTGGATGGCGCTAGCTCTCTGCTTAGCGCTGCTCTGCGAACTTTTGAGCCCCGGGACATTAGACCACGTCATGGACCTGGTGCCGTAGCCACGTCTGAGAAACTAGAGGAGAAATGGCAGTTCAAACGCCTTTACTCCACGATTCATCAGGCGTATCCGTACTATGATTACTTCATGGTACGATCTAGGCATTCGCTCCTAGACCAAGCCTCGTG